GACATGGAGTACTGTATGAAATATTGCGCTATGCATACGGTAGGGCATCAGATCGGAACTTATTATCCCGATCTGTATAACAGTGATGACTCGGGGGAGGATGATATGTCCATTGATGAGGAGATCGACGAATCCGCGTTTGAACCGTATTCGGGTGATGACGAAAAGTTTACGAGAATAAACGACGCATATGACGCATGGGATGGGTGGTCCCCATCCAATCCGTCAGAAGAAATGATAAAAAATGCTATTGATAGTAATGGAAACATGTCACAGCGATCTTGAAGGATGGACAACAATTTCAAATTATAAACAACTCGATGACAGCGATTCAGATGACGATTCAGAAAGTTCAGACGATACTGTCAGGGGGTATCAACATGAAAAATATAAAAAAATACTTTTTGTAGAAGATTTGTTACCAGAATAAAAAATATTCGTATACTATAAAAATGCCTATCGACGCCGCCGCCGAAACTCTCGTCGCCATCTCCCGCGAGCTCGAAACTCAGTCTCTCAACTCTGTAGTAGCTGGTTTCTCCTTCGCCGCCGCTCTATCCTGGATGGACCTCGTCCGCTGGACGATCCACCAGGTTGTCAAGGTTCAGAAGAATGGTGGTATGAACTACACTCTCACAGCACTTTTCACGACGCTTCTTTCCGTCATCGTATACATGGTGATCTCGCGGATCTCTAAGCGTGTCGTAAAGCCCAAGCCTCCTACGTACGCGATCACTCGCTAATTCGTTTAGGTCTAGTAAGTATTATAAAAAACATACCAGTAACGACTATTAGAAATATATAGATGAAACCATTCCACCTATTCGGATCTTCAAATTCGGGTATACGCATAGGTGGGGGTAATGAAATATCCCTTTTCACGTTAGGAACGGTTTTTAACTTATCAGTTGTACACGTAACACTCAATTTTAAGATATGATTCGCATTCCTGAAATCATACGGAATCAATCGATTATTACTACTGTAGAAAAACTGTATCCTCATTTTGCTTATGTTTTGTGAACCAGTATCGAAGTTATGTTCGACGATATCATCTTGTCCAGAGTAATTAATGACATCGCCGCACATCAATATACGACCAGTGTAAAAGGGTGTGTCTGAATATATTGTCTTATTTAATTCCTCTGCACCACTACTAATTTTTATGATAAGGGCGTCGGGTCCCTGTAAATTAAGACTACCCGTAATCAAAAGACCAGAAACACCCCCAGTAGCTGGTGTATTTGATGTCGCGTTATCCGGTGGTAACCCGATAATATCGTGTGGGGTTGTATACCCACCCGTGGTAGATGTATACCCATTCGTACCGTCATAAAACTTAAACGAGAATTCACTACCTGCAGCGGCTGATGATAGAGACTCTATAGATATTTCATTCTTATCCTTGTTATACGTAAATGTGATAGGCGACGATACATACGCACCACCTAACGCATCATTAACCCTGGTCTGTAATTCAGACGCTAATGTTTTTCCATTATAATTGCCAGGTGTTAACGTAACAGACACTGCCGTTTCCGGTGTAGTATGAACGACAAAATCAAAGGTGTTGTTACGATCATTGATCAATAATTGACTCGCATGAATTCGAGCCGATGCGAACGATATTTTTTTTACATCATATATAGGGTTTTTAAGTTCAATGACATAATCCCCTGGATTTGGGTATAAAGTAGGGTCACGTTCACTGCTATCTATGTCTAACGTGTATACGCTCATTAAAATACATGGATAATATTTTAATGGGTGTTGTTACTCATTGATTATTTACATCATCTGCTGAGCTATAGGGTTTTTCTGAAGCTGCTGTTTCGCAACGTCCAAACTATGATCGGTGGAACGGGGGTTTATATTACCCTTATACGCGTTAAATTTATAGTACATGTCATTCTTATATTGCTGTGTCCAGCCACCACTCATAGGACCTGTACGTCCATCTACCCGTGTCGTATCAGCACGCATCGAAGTAGGTAATCCACCCTGATTGAGAGCACCCGCACGAACATTCATGCGACCAGCGTTACCCATGCGATTCGTTTTACCACGGCGATCATCGGGCCTAAAACCATACTTAGATAATTCCTCGACTGTATGGCTTGTCCCAAATGTCCGTGATTCGCCAATCTGAACACCGGGCGACGCGAGATAACCATGCGCGAAAGTGGAAACACCAGGTTGCACCTGGTTATTAAACCTATACTGTTCGACATTACCATCCTTCTTGTTTCGTGTAGGGTCTTGTGCCAGCGCCATACCAGATACTACACGTTTAGCACCCGGGAAATTGAGTCCGTCATTACGCAATCCCGTCTGAGAACGGTTCGTCAGCCTCTTGCTATTTACTTGCTCACCCCGTGTAACGTGACCATCAAACCCTTGTGCCCTACCACCCGCAACAGGGCGTCGCTCGGGGAGGAACGCTGTTTTTTCGGGTCGGTTGTTTGCTATATCGCCCATCTTACCACGGCGCCCACCAAATACGTCATGCGCCGGGCCACTTCTACCAGGTAGAGTTGTAAGGCGATGCGCTCCTACGTTTTCGGGGTTCACACGTACAATCTGCTGGAATCCACCAGTGGCTGCGACTTCTGGTCCGACAGCGATACCGGGACCGACGTACTGTTTTTCAATGGGAGAAAGGTTATTCATACGACCATGGTCAAACATACGCTCACGCATTTCCAAAACACCTTCCCCACTGGTTCTTGTATTAGGTACGATATCCGCGAAATTATTTGTTTCAATTTTAGAATCCGGAAGATTGTCAAGACCAATTGGTGGAGGAGCAGTTATGTTCGGAACTTCTTCCTGAATGTAGACAGGAGGTTGAACCCTTTCTGATACAATCTGATATTTTTCGGCTTTCTGGGTACTCATCTTTTTTCCCATGTACGCTAATCCGGCTATAGCTATTATCGAAATAGGGTCTGCCATTCTTATTTCTTGTAAATATTTTTATTTAGTGTGATATCTCGTCATAAACATCGCATTTTGTGTATCAGCACGGGTGCTTTCAGGCTCATACGTCATTGAAGGAAGTGGCAGTTTACAGCTCACATCTTGAAGAGGGAATAGATTTTGTTCGTGTGTTTTTGTAAGAATTTTATTAAAGCGCGACGTAGACTGGGGTCGTAGTTGGTCACTTGTATCGACATATTGAGAAGGAGCACCTTTACCCGCCATATAAGGCGATGTCCCATAGAGCATCGTATTAGGTCGCGAAGAACCATAATTTAATGTACTGGGCTGAGGATAAACAAAAACTTCGTCAGTCGCACACGTCGAAGGCCTCGCGGGATTTTCAACTAAATTCATACCTGGCTGAAGCTGGTACGCCATTTATTATTACGTGAGAAAATTAAGTTGAATGCCCGGCCGGTAAACCAGAACCTCTAGACATACCACTCCTTTTATCATCATTAGCGTCTAATCCACCAAAAGCTTCCAACTGAACACCACGCGCATCGGGGCTACATAAAGAACCGTCTGTCCTACATGATTGACCGTTCTTTTCACCGTATAACCATTCAGCAAATGCGGTTTGGTCACCCGGAATATTTGTTACAGCTGTCGAAACAAATTGCCGGGAGTAAGCATTGCGCTGCTGTTCTGGCATAGGAGAACGAGATTTTTGAGCACCATACGGAATACGACCCGACAGCATTTTATTCACATCATCTCGTACGGTATCGTAGTTACACGCAGACGGTCTATCTGGACGCCCATCAAAATCCGACATAAGTACGTTTGCCATGGGGTTGTCTACTGTCGGTAACTGACACGCGGTTTCGTAACCCTCACTTACTGACACGGAGTGATCTTCACCATCCTTTATCATATTCGACGTTTCCATAACATAAAGAACGCCCAGTGACATCCCACCTAATATGAATACGCGTGTATCGCGTCTTATAAGATACAAAATACACGTAGCGTAAATAATAAACCGGGCTGTAGCATTTACACGTTCTTCTGACGTATGTAATTTAGTTGGCCAAAATTCAGCAACTTTATCAGCCCTAACAATTTCTTTTGGATCAATGAACAGTGACGCCATTTATATTATATGGTTTTATTTTTTCAACATACCACCGAGAAGTCCCTGCATGGATTGCATGAGTTTAGCTTCGTCGAAATCAGCCCCTCCATCTTCACCCTGCATCTTATCTGCGCACTGTTTGGCGACATTTTCAATCATACTGAGGGTTTCTGTTGGAATAGATGTGATCGTCATGCCAAGCATGTAAAGCGTCTGAAGATATTGCCAGATGGCACTACGTGTCCCTTCGGACGCCTTCGGCCAACATTCCTGAAGATTAATATCCTTTAGGAAGTCAATAGTCGATGCGTTTTCAATGAAAAAGGACTCGTCCCGAGAATTGATTTTCTCGACGTGAGGTCCGACATTAGACATAAACCCATCGACAATCAATCGTCCATTAGCACCGCGCATGAGTTCGAATGCTGCCATGTACTTTTTCAACCCCTTTTCTTCTGGAAAAGTCGTATGCAGTTCCATAAGAAATTGTCCCATCATGTCATTAAATGCAGTGATGGAGGTCATGTTATATATACTATATGAGATTAATCTTTAAGCGAATTAGAAAGGGTCGGATGATATAGTTTCGCGCTTACCGAGTCCGTTCGATATGATAAAATATACTAAAATACCCACGAGTGCTGCTGGTTTTGCGTATGCACTCGTCTCGAGGGTTCCTTCGTCATTGAGACGACTTTTGCCATGTATGTATAAGGCGGTTATTCCGGCGGCGATCAGGGCCGCGGATGCGGGTTCTCTAAGGTACTCGTCCATATTTAATAACCAAGTTTTTTAGTTCGGGTATCTGCTGCGTCGGAAAATAGGTCTTCCTGTTCCTCCTCCTGTTCCTGTCGGGGTGGTGGGGGTCTGGTATTGATCGTTTTAAATTCATTTTGAAAGGGTGTAGGTGCCTCTTCTGGCATTTCAGCCTGAAGAGTATCATCGCGAGCATCGTTCATAAGTGTATCAGTGGGGGGCATTTCTTCGCCGACCGGGTCACCTTCCATCGGTGGGAGTTCCCCTTCACCCATCGACTCGTGTGGTTCAGTTTCGTCGTATTCACCGATGTCATCCGGTTGGAGATCGGCGTCTTGACCATCTATGAATTCATCATCACCCGCAGACATGTATGTCTGTAAAATTTGTTGAACCGGGATCAGTTCTTTGACTGTATTTTCAACACATAGAGTAAACCTGTCATATAATTTGTCATTTCGGTTATGTTCAGATTGTGTATCACTAAAGACGTAAGGATCCTTGTAAAGGTCTTTCGCGGCGTTTTTATAGCAGGTGTGAATGAAAACTTCGTTGGTGGGCAATTTAACCGCCATTTTTTTAGAATTCGCACTCAAACGGACGGCAGAGAGAATTTTAACAGAACTTACAAAAACGGCCGCTACCAAATCCTTAAACCACGCGCATCGATCGGCTATGTTATCCGTGTGTTGTTTCGCCATGGTTTCATTCCATTCGGGTACATCTTTCAAAAGTTTCTGAAACATGACAAGAACTTTACGACCCTTGGAAAGCTTATGCGCTTCTTGGTACATGGCATCAAACGTGTCTATCATCACTGGGCATATAAGAATAGAGAGTTGCTCGAGGTATTCGCGCTTGGCTTCGACCAAAATGTTCAAGTTGTCCATTTATGATTATATGGACTTTTTTTATCGGGCGTTTCGCGCATCTCTCCTGTACTGATTCGCTGCCTTTTTTAAATTCATTAGCGTGGGGAACTCATCGACCGAATCAGTGGACACCTTGACATCCTTTTTAATTTTCCACGTTACTCGAAATTCAAAGTTACCTACTATTACAACATCAAAACCGGCAATTTCCAACTGTCGTTTAATGTAATTAGTCGCCTGTAACCTGTCAGTACGCTATGTATCCGACTAGAAATGGGGGAATTTCAGCATCGAATATATTTACGACCAGTTTCTACCGCGCGTCGTACTTTACGTGTGATTTGTTTATAGATTTCAACGTATGTTTCCTTTTTCATACGGTTCCTCTTGTTGACAATTTGTGAAATCTCTTCAACGTTTATCATTAATAGTACTTGGACTAAATTTTAATTAAATCTAACTCACCCTGTTGGATAGTCTCGTACTCTACATACTCGGACCCTTCAATGACACTCTCAAAAGGTGTCTTGTTACTCGGTGGTTTTATATCCATTGGTTGCGACTGAACACCTATCACACGTAAATTCCCTGATACGAGTATGATATTAGATGTAACAGAAAATCCGAATGGAAACCCTCCCATTTTCATGCACATGAACATGCATCGATATAGCATATGGTTCTTATTTTTGTGCTTGTATTGACGAATACCCGTTGTTTCTATTATGTAATTGGGTAGTCCGGTCTTTTCGCGTATGTATTTATTGGTTGCGAGAACCATTTTTGAAATATTATCACTGTTGACGTTGAGTGTTTTGACTTCTACATACTCGGACATATTGGGTGTGGGGTCGTTTATGAGAACTTGATGAATTGGTATAGATGCACTTTTATTCTTGAAACCCTCTTTCCTGGTATCGAGTAATAACACCACCAATACAAGTAATAGTATTAGGTTGTACATTAATATATGTTACAAAAAAAGTGCGTTATCGTTCATATTTTTTTTGATAAATTACATTAGATGTCTCTTCTGGTCTTCAGTCCGAAGTGTAAACATAGTGTCGAAGTCATAGAATATATCAAGAAGCACAAAGAGTTACAACAAATTGTCCAGTATCATAATGTCACTGTAGCGGGAATACCTCCAGAGTTCAGGACAAAAATAACACGTGTACCCACCATGTTGACGAAGAACGGTAAGATCTTAGTGGGACGTGAAATACATAACTGGCTCGAATCACTTCTTCCGGTTCAGGAATTGGAAACCTGTGATTTTGGTTCAATATTTTCTTCAACCCTGGAGGGTGAACCCAGCACCGATATGTTCGGTCTCGATGATTACGGAAAATCACTCCAACCCGCTATGACACGTGAACTAGAAGAAAAAATAAGTCGCAAGGTTGAAGATGGAGCTTATAGTGATATAAAGAATTAATACGCGAATAATCGAGTATGAAACTGGTGACTGTGCAAGCCGCTGCCATCAAATCTACATTTGAAGTGTTGAAGGATATATTAAACGATGTCAATTTGTATTTCAAGCCAGATGGTGTTTACATCGTAACACTGGATACTGCGCGGGCATCTCTGATTGATATGCACCTTCCAGCTGAAAATTTCGAGGAATACGTCTGCTCGGAGGAGGTTGATTGTGGTGTCAATATGACTAACATGTACAAACTCCTAAAAACAATCACAGTCAATGACGTTCTCGTGATATCCGTCGATTCTAAGGAATTCATGAATATCGAAATCCATAGCGAACAAAAGAAAACATCTACCAAGTTTGCATTGAAATTACTGGATATCAACGAAAATCAGATAGAGGTTCCCGATATGCACATGACTATAAATACACCCATCCCGTCCGTGGATTTCCAAAGAATTTGTAGGGATATGTCGAATATTGGTGATGAGATTGAAATATCTAGAAGTGGGAAGGTATTACGTTTACTGTGCAGGGGTGACTTCGCTGACCAGGAAACGGAAATTCAATGTGTAGACGAGTGTCCGACTATGTCGGGTGCATATTCACTCCGATATATGAACATCTTCACGAAAGCAACGAGTATGTGTTCAACTGTACAAATTATGCAAGAGGACCAGAACCGCTTTCTGATTTTAAAATATAATGTCGCAAACTTGGGAGATTTGAAATTTTATCTATCGACTAAGGTAATTGAAGATCAGTGAGATATCCAGTCGCTGTATCTACAGTTTTTAGCATACCAAAACAATTTTTAATTTTGATTTTAGGGTACATCGTCGCCATAAAACTCTCTTCATAATAAAACATATCACTTATTTTCATTTTCTCACCGTAAAAATCTGAATACGGACCGGAATACCGTCTGATTTTTTCGAGAACATCTTTCACTGGTTTATCGTTTGTATCCAATAACTGTGCACTCGACAATGGTATATGGAAACTCATCGTTTTCGCTTTTACAGGTGGCCACTTATACTTGTGTTTCGATGTCAGGAACTTATAAATCTTATTATTGTGCCAATATTTAACTCGTATGATGAGTTTTTCGACTGCATCCGGTGGTTCTGGGATTTCATCATTCATGTTCACCTCCGCGAGATAGGTTGTCGTACCTGTCCCAATTTGTTCACGTTCACGTTCCCAAAAAGGTTCATCAGTTTTATACTCTTTTGTATGATCGACAACATATTCAACGTATCGACTAACTATAGTGAAATCTGGTTTACTGAATAAAAAATTTACAACGTTTTTAAATACATAGATTACGTTAATTAAAAGCGAGCCGAGTACTTTAATCATTGATATACATGGAAGGTAATTTTTTAAGTCGGTATAATAACCGAGTAGATGAATGGATGGCAAAAATAGAAGACGATCCATGTAATAAACATATATATCAAGGCGAACTATCTGATTACATAGCCCGATGTATGCCGTATATACAACAATACATGACTGATGATAAAAATATAGAAGTTAGCACAGACAATGCGTTCAATTGTAAAGTGACCACAGGATTGCAAAAGAAGGATATATACACAGACTATTTGATAGATGTTGAAAAGAAATCGTTACCGCGTGTCACAGAAAGGGTGGTGACAGATATATGCCCAAACTGCCCTAATAGTAACGTCGTATATTATCATGACACGAGTGACATGGTATGTGACTCGTGCGGTATAATCGTGGACACGTTGATAAGTCAGGAACTGACGTACAGGGAAGAACAGGAGACGTCGGAAAAGGTGATTAATTATTCGTATAAACGTGATAATCATTTCAATGAATGGTTGTCACAATTTCAAGCTCAAGAAATGACAACGATACCTAAAGAAGTAATAGAACAGTTGAGAAACGAATTCAAAAAGATCAAAATAAAAAGTGTGAACGAGATCACACATGCTAAAGTCAGAGGGTTGTTAAAAAAATTGAAACTCAATAAGTATTACGAACACGTACCGTATATCTCAAATATTTTGAGTGGCATAAAACCACCCAATATGCCAGTAGAACTCGAAGAACAATTACGTATGATGTTTAAAGATATTCAAAAACCATTTGATAATAACTGTCCAGCGGAACGTAAAAACTTTTTGAGTTATTCTTTCGTACTCTATAAATTCTGTGAATTATTGAGTGAGGACACGTATCTTCAATACTTTCCCCTTCTAAAATCAAAAGAAAAGCTACATCAACAGGATATGATATGGAAAAAAATATGTACAGAATTACACTGGGAATTTATACCCACGATCTAATCGACCGTAACACGGATTACCTCGGAAAGAGCTCCAGCCGCCGGTGGAAAATTCACAAGATACGCTTCCTGTAAGTTTAATAGCTTCAGGTAATTCCGTGCTTGTGAAACCATCACATCCGTTATATTTTTGACCGTCTTCAATTCAACAACAGTTGTCCGATTGATGATGATATCCGCCCGTAAATTTCCGATCGTATGCCCTTTGAATGTGATTGGTATTATACGCTCAGTCTCATATGAAATACCGTGCTCACGTAGAAGCACTTCTATGGCATTATGATATACACGTTCACTGAAGCCAGGGCCTAACGTGTTGTATATTTCAGTTACGTACTCGTGTATCATATGTACATAATACACACTTATCTTTATACACTTAAAGAGTACACTCATATATAGGATGGGTGTACCCTCACCCATCCATGTTATACATGAGGCTAGTCATTCAGCCAAATGCACCGTTCCTATAGCTCAGTTGGTTAGAGCGTGGTGCTTATAACGCCAAGGTCACGGGTTCGAGCCCCGTTTGGAACATTTTTTAGATAGATATCCTGTATCTAAAAAATGCGACATTTAAAGTTCTAAAAAAGCTATATCTATATAAATGGCTGAACCCGTGTACACTTTGAATTTATCAGAGGAGGCTGATGGGATGGTTCCAATTGATAATTCTCGATCTAATGCATTCGTGGCAGAAGACCCTAAAAAAAATGTGAGTGATTATAAAGACGATATGGATTCCACTCCTATATCTGACGTTATGATGCAATCCCAGGAGCAATCTTTTGATTCACCCCTAATGGGTGCCGACCCCCGCGCTGTACAAATGGCCCATCAGCAGGTTATGATGGCGCCTCAACCCGCACAGGCTGCCACGGCCATGAAGGAAAGTGTCAGCTCGGATAAGAAGAAAAAGAACCCATTCGACCTTACAGATGAACAGCTCGATGCATTGATTGTCATCGTAGCCACTGGTATATCTATCAGCAAACCAATTCAAGAAAAACTCGCGGGTTCTGTCCCCAGGTTTTTGAATGCCCAGGGAAACCGGAGTCTAGTTGGTTTGGGATCCACGGGTGTAGTCGCCGCTGTAGTGTTCTATGTCGCCCGTAAATACTTTTAATACATGTCGAGTACACGTCCACCGGACAATACATACGCCGACCCTAATCCTAGAATTAACGCGATCATTGTCATGACCATGGGTAACCAAGCGGTCTTCATATCTTCGCCATATTTCTCATATCCCTGCTTTAACTTTGACCATTTAATGCCCTCAGTTAATGTAACGAGAAATAACGAAGCCACTGCGACTGTTATGATGACACTCCCAGTCGTTAAACTGACGATTAAGCTTGTATTCCCCAGGTACCAAATAAGTACGGGTATTACGACAGTCAAATTCAACATATTCACGTAATACGGCATTTTGATGCGAGTTGTAAAAGCACTGGCCATGACTGCGAACCATAGGAGTAACGATGTCAGTATCCTGGACGCAGCTGGCTGCCTGAGATTGAATTCAGTCATTTTATAATTACGTAACATTATTTATCGACGATCTTTTTACCACAAAACGGGGTCATCTGATTTATGTTTTCGTATATACCTATACGAATCGCTTCATTTTTGAGTTCAGCATAATTATCCCAGTAATCCTTGCTATGAGAGTATTCACTAACAGTGCAATGTGCGAGTTCGTGCAAGAGTACATGAAACACGTGATTAGATGTTCCGTCTATACATATTCCAATTTCACTCCCTTTATTGGAATTGTATCCAACTCCTGATAAGAATGACCCTCTATACGCGACGATGGGTATCTCTTTGTGTAATACCTTATATTTATCATCACCGTTATTCTTCAAATGTTCCCTGAATGTTCTATATTTTTCCTTAACTTCGAGTAATACTGGATCTTCTTTGAATTTATAAAAAATAGCTAAATTAATTAGCAGTAACACGAACACTGCTATCATTTCTATATACAAATATAAATTTACTGTAGAGTTCGGAGATGGGATTTCCACATAATGGCTTCCATAATTTCATGGTAAATCCAATATTTTCCAGTTGTGTAATCAACATGTCCTTGTGTGCTAAAGGTTCCGATTTCGGACCATCTGCATAATATGGCGTATCCGCTAAATGTACAAATAATTTTTCACCAAAATCACCATTACTCGTACTCTTCAGTTTGAAAAAGTTCCCATGTGAATCCGAAAATGGGGTTTTAAACATTATCTGTTCAGAATCTGGAATGATACCCACAAATACTCCACCGGGTTTCATTCGTTTTTTAATTTCTCTGAGTGTATCCGAAAATAACTCACGTGTTTGAAAGATATAATGGAGTGCAAAATTGTAACACACGATATCATATTTTCTATTGGGACATGCACGAATGTCTCCGTGATAAAAATTTACACGCATTTTCATATTTTTAGCGCGGTCACGCGCTTCATTCAATGCATCTAAGCTTGGTTCGCACATGCTTATATTCGCGCGCACTTTAGACCATTTTTGAAGGTCACCACCGAAACCACATCCGACATCGAGAATGCTATCACCTGCTCGCGTTACACTTTCAATCAGTGAACGCTTCTCGTCATTGTGAAGTCGACGTAACTCTTCCATGATAATAAAGATCGTGAAAACTTTAACTTAGGTTTACTAGCTTAAAGTATAGAGTTTTATATAGAACATAATGTCTCTAGAGCAGGATTATACGACCGTGCCCGGTCAGACTTTTGCATGCATGTCTGTGGTTGGCCCTGAAGCGCCTCAGAAGAATGACAAGTTCGGGGTTAAGTTCAGGGGTGCTTTTGCTACCCGCGATGAGGCCGCGAGCCATGCCAAGCGCCTTCAAAAGGAGGATGCGACGTTTGATATCTATGTCGTTGATATGTACAAGTGGCTTCTCATCCCACCCGACCCTTCCAAGATCGAAGATGCCCATTACACAAACGAAAAGCTAGAGGAGTTGATGTCTGGTTATAAGGAAAACCAGGCTATGGCGGCGAAGATGTTTTCAGAGCGTAAGCGTGATATGATGGCTGTTAAGTCTGGAACCGATGGGTATTTCAAGGCTGGAGATGAAAATTCTCAATATTACAACAAGCCCGATGAACCCCCCATTAGCCATCCAGGTGAAATTATCGAGCGTCTGAAGCGCGAGAAGCCTGATGCGGCGATGGAGGACCTGGTAAAAGAGGCCGATGCGATCGTCGCCGCTGAGATTGAAGAACGACGCAAGCAGAGAGAGGCGGATATGGCTATCCCTGAAGGTGACGAGGAAGAGGAACTCGAGAAGACGGAGGCTTAAAAATCAAAAAAATAACCATACATTTCATATTATTAAAATCTACCCTTTTAATAATACGATGAATGTCGAGTATATTTCTGTCTTTAAGAAGACGAATCATAATTTACCTATTACGGACATAGATGAGATAGATGATAAAAATAATTTGGCATCTGAAATAATTAATGAAGGGGTTATCCGTCCAGTAATTACCAGTAGAACGATCGTCGATTCTAAAGATCCTGTTAATGATTATGCTCCATTTTCACCCGTGGCGAAGGATAACTGGTTGCATAGTTTTTCCCATAAAGAAACCTAATATGAAAGCTACGAATATCACGATATACGCGACTTTATCGAGAGACGCTAGTATGTCATTGGGTTTGAACGGTTCGTTCATGTGTGAAGGGGGTGGTATATATTGTGGATGGAGAGGGGGTTGAAAATAATACGATTGATCTTCATCCGGCTGCTGTAAATGATTTTGTATGGGTTCACTGTCATCTCTTTCAGGTTCTTTATCCAGTACTTGCGAATTGTATTCAATAGGATTTCCAAGTTCTGTTTCCATATACATAGTATTACTTCTATCTTTTAAGCTTCGTTTTCCTCATCACTTTCTTCATCAGTGTCATCTACTACGAAACCCTTTAAATTTCCATTATCATCCTCATCACTATCATCACATTCATCTTCACTCTCAGTCTCACAGAGATCGTCATCAGAAATTTCATAATCCGTGTCATATTCATCATCATCGAAATCATCATCACAAGCTTCTTCTGTTGGCTTCATGCGCACGGGTGCTTTAGATACTCGCCCAGAACGAGTTTTCACACTTATCGTACTCATATAGCAAGTTTAAGAGAATTCTTTTTAAATATATTTAGGTATGAACTTGACCCCTTGATTAAGCGCTTCTCTGATCAATAGTTGTTCAAATTCATATCCTAAACGGTACGAAATATCCCCTATATCATTCATTACTTCACCATCCATTGTGGACAGATAAAGGGGTATGTCATTTAGAACCCTCAGAGCCTTTTCGAGATACACCTGAGACATTTCAACACTTGTCCTGTATTCCTTCGCTATTTGTATTAACGCCATGAATGTATTATACGTGACTTCATGTATACCCGAATATTTATGCGTTTCTTTGATCACAGCATCTACCCGGTCTAAAGATGTATCCAAACGTGTAATCTTCGATAAAATATACGCGAACACTCCAATGAGTACAATGATCATCATCTATAATAGTCTAACTATTTTATCTGACAGTTTATGCTCACGAGATTTACACGCACATGTTTGTACAATCTTGTCACGCGAGATTTTAAATTGAATATTCGACTTGTTACACGCGGTACACTTCAAATCCGTGTTTACCCAGTGTACATTTTTACCCTTCTTAGAAATACTTTTCACGGTAATCCCTGCATCCCTTACCATGTGTTTGTTTATGAAGAGTTGTAACAACGTGCTAGTTTCAACCGGATCCGATTTTTTTTCTAATGGACATGGTATGCACGTGTTTTGAGGCGTTGAAAACGTGGATGGTGTATATCCATTTGGATAGAGTTTTTCAAATATCTTATCCGGTAGCGCATGTTTTCGACCATAGAAATCCCTGCAAAACCCATATCTACGCCCCTTCATCGTTTCACATGTACAGAAACATCTTTGTATGATAGTACGTCCGTCTATGCGAAACCATATATGATTCGATCCATGATCTCGCTGAAGATTTTCGCAGTATTTGGATGTCGTTGATACGAGGTACGAATTTTTATTACTGAATATTTTCGTGACGAGTGCACGCCCCTGGCCATCCATATTTTTTTGAATAAACATCTCAATCTCTCTAGTCACTGCTTCATTCTGAAAAATATTCTTCGTCTCACTCGGTGTAAAGGAACCCTCATCCCGTTTTGATCCTTCGACGACGACGACTTCAGTGTTCTCAGTTCTGAGCGTCGCCATATGCATAATCTCAACATTCGGCTCCCGCTCAAAAACGTTGACGAGTTTACCATTTTCGTGTGTGTATTTGAGTACGGGTATGTACGCTCCCTGATATTCGCCCTTCACGTATTTATGTGCCCATGGCATTCTAAAACCACTTCCCTTCACGTTCCGTTTTCCACCCCCATACACAGCGGTATCGACGATTTCGTCCCATGGCTTACCCGGGAACATAAGCGATAGTGACGATACTATATGAGAATGCAATGCCATAGCAGACCCATGATCAACTACAAACCCTGGCCAGTTCATATGAATTCCATATTTGATCATATCACCACATGGTTTTGGCTCTGCGACCGAAACGAGAACATCTTTTCCGCCGAAATGTGTCACGCGGTCGCATATCGTTTGTGTATACTCCTTCAATCGGTCAAATGGAATATCTTCAACATCTTTGTAATCCAAATCGACAAAAAAGTTATACGTATCCGACTTTTGTTCGACGACACACACCTTTTCACCAGATTTTACAGCCTTGACATATTCGTCATAAAAATCATTCAATCTATCATAAGGAACAGATAGACGACCACCGTCCATGAGCACATGTGATAGATTGGAGCTATTCGAAAACCCCTGTTTTCGGCACCATGATCTAAACATACTTATTCGTATATCGTGTTATTTTTTTAATAGTCTTCTTCATGCCAAATCGAGGTCCTGCATGATACATCTCTAAACTCTTCTTCACTATTCGACAACTCTTTTTTAAGGACTAAAAGTTCGTACACAGTTTTAACCTTTACATCTTCGATGTATGTATCTGCCCGTGTTTCACTGTATGACTTGTGATCCATTAAAATATCTTTAATCTGACGGAGAATGTAGTTCTTGGACTTCATTATTTTATAGAAAATGTTTTTCTATTGAGAGAAGTGATGCATGCGTAAAACTCTGGGTTCTCGACCGACATTATGTATGATTCGTTCCCATCGTCTTCGAGAATTAAATTCTGGTAACGTATCGAAACTCATGAAATCATTTTCATCGTATGTACGCTTCACATGAATTTTTTTTGTATACATTTTGTATTTCTCATCGTTAAATCTTCTCACAAGTTCGTGCTGTTCATTACTCGAATAATTTACGAAAAATATAAACACCGTGTACTCGAGTTCTATAGTAGGACTTTCTTTTACATTAAATGTGAAAACTTGTATACTCTCCATTTTTAAGTGAAACAACGCCGCGTGTTTCTTCTTCTAATTCCCTCAACGCTGTGCGTATAGGTGTAAATATTTCTCTCCTTCTACACCCCCCTGTCACAAAAATCCATTCTTTAAAACGTTTATCTCGCACAGGTCAAAAACCTTGGAGTATCACCAACGAAAGTGACTGGTATTGCTATGGCTTTATGTTTTTTCATTGCTCATTAGCTTCTATAATCCCCTGATAAGTTTATTCCGAAGAAATGTTCACAGGAGATTTACCTCGTGTAGTACGTTTAGCCTTGGGCGGCTCTTGTGCCATAACTGACTCGGGCTCGGGCTCTGGCTCTGGCTCTGGCTCGGGCTCGGGCATTTCTTCAGGTACAGGTGCATATACCATCTGAGGCATTTGGACCTCGTTTGCCTCTTCCTGAACCCGGTCGAGGAAAGTCTTGATTTTGGTAATGTCGTCTTTAGACTGACGCAATTCGTTATACATGTAAAGAGAAGCCGCTACACAAACTACCACTGCAGCCAAAATAGCAGTTTCACGATCAAAAGAAAACATTGTGTTTAATCTACACGTTTTGTTTTTAAGTAGATACAATTGCACCTAATTTAGATCTTTCACCTTGCGGGCATTGATACCCTGGTTGTGCAAATTGTAATTCCTGGTAGTGACCATCTTTACATTCCGGCGTTCTGGATAGGAATATATTTATTGAGCGTTCCGGATTTAGGATCGTAGGTGATCATAAAAACGAAAAAGAGGAGAAAGAGAAGCCCCCACATTTGTTATTATAAGGGATTTAATTGGAGTACATGAGACCCGCCATACCATTTTCGATACGGAGGATGTTGTAGTTGACACCGTACATGTCAGTATCAAACAAACCAGCGTCAGTTACGAGACGAGCCGAGTCAACACGACTGAAGTTAAGTGTACCAGTGGGCTGGAGCTTGCACGTGTCAAGACAGAACGGGTACATGAAATGGGTGCCGACACTACTATCCATTGTCGTGAACGACGTGTGGTAGTACAGCGAGGCAGATGTGTAGTGAGGCTGCGCCTTCTTCGCGTCACCGACATCCGTACCATTGATCTGGAGCTTTACGTTACCACCGGCTACGCCTACACCGCCAGTCTTATGCGTCGCGATGAACTTGATAGGGTGGTTGTAGTTAAGCTCTTGCATCAAACCACCAGAGGCGATCGACTGCTGCGTCTGTGTAATCAACATGTTCTGGGGAGTCGACGAAAGCGCTGTGCGCTCGTCAGTATCCAAGTAGATAAACTGCGCATGGACCTCGTAATCGGTCACAGGGGAGCGTACCCCAAGAAATACGGATCTCGACATCGTGGTACTGAAGCGCCACGAGAGGAAGCGCCGACTGAGCATTCTCACAGAACGAGAAGCGCAGGGGGTAGAAACCAGCATCATCAGCCGCGGCGGCCGAAAGAGACTTGGAGTACGACTGACAAAGTGTCACGGGAGCAATTTCCTGAGAGAACTCAGATGTTTGCGTGTCGATGACCTGACCACCGATCAATAGCTCAACCTTCTTAATCTCACCCTTCCAGTTGGCCCGTGTCAACTCGTTACGGGGGGTCCGGTTAGTGATGTACGCGTAACCGAGCATGTCACCCTTGCGCTCGAAACGCACGGTGGACATACCATTCGTGGAGGGGTTACCCTGGATAACCTGCTTTTCGACAGTTTGGGCAAAATTTGTGTGACGCTTGTACGTCGAACGGAAAAAAGATACTTCGGGATTACCAACGATGTGGGCATCCTGAGCACCCACGGCAACGAGTTGGGCGATACCACCAGACATTTATATTATACTATGTTTTTATTTTTAAGTATCAGAATAGAGGCGTTCCGGGATTGATCGACTCGGTCAGAAGAAGCGACAGAATTCCGATCATCGCGAGACGTCCGTTGAGAAGCTCGGTCTCGGGCTTCCAAGGACCCTGAACATAGCCCTCATCACCGGGGTTCGCGGCGGTACCGAGAAAGGTGAGCGCGGTTACGGCAACGGTAAGACCGATGTGTTCCTGGAACTGTGTACTGAGGGAGTGACCCGTCACGAGTTCGTCGACAAGCGCGGACGTGAACCCGATCATAGCAGCCCGACCATTGACACGCTCTGCCATGGAGAGGTAATCATTCGGGCGATCAATCTTCGTGAGAGGTGTTCCTCTGGACGCACGGGTCTTGGTGGACCTGGTCCTGGACCGAGGCGCGGGCTTTACGGTAACGATAGGCTTGAGGGCAGCAATGCAGGACATTGTACTTTTTATACGTGGCAAATCTTTATGTTCAATGCGCTTCTAGTTTTTGTACACGTGTAATCAAAGATAGAACGAGTGCTTCGAGGTTTTTCGTTCTTTCTTTTTCGGCTTGGAGTTGGAGTTGGGTGGTGTCTACAAACGGCTCCTCATCATCGGAGAATTCGGTGATGTTTTCTTCATGTTGATAGCTCATTATGATTTCGTCCCTTGTTTTACCTAAATGTAAATTTTTACTGACAGCTTCATCGATCATATCTTCAATTTGCATTTCTACCCGTGTGCATATGATTGATTTTATCTCTTTTGAAGGGTCAGTGAAAACGTCTTGAATACATTTTGTAAATAATGGATCTATGGTCACTTCTATCACACATGACCCATCATCATTCTCTATACACAACCCTCTTGGTTGAAAAATGAGTTCAGATGGGGGTTCGTACCCCAACAGAAGCATTGTCTTTGACACTTTTGGGGTCACGTTGTCACGTAAACATGTTTTCACGTGCTCTTGCCAAAGATTTCCACACATGGGCTGACACCTACTAGAAATAATATTCTCGACCCAATCTTCTGGAACTTTTGACAGTGCTTTCATAGACTTTGAAGAAACGCCGTCCAGTTTAACCGTCAGTACAGACGTATCATCTGAATTCTTTGTGAACGTGACTTCAGTCATATACCATCATGTTATAAAAATAATTACCTAGATCCCATAAACATACACACCGTTGTCGAGTGAGTAGAAGCACTACCATAAATAGATCCAGTAAGAACTTTATGTGTCAGGAAATCACCCGCATTTAGATAAATGATGAACTGAGTATTCGTAGCTAAACGAGCATTGGTTGTATTCATATTAACTCCAGATCCCATATTAACATGTGCAGCGCCCCAAGCTAAATCAGTGCCATTTAGCTGCCATCGAGTGTTTGGAGCAACTTCTTTTTCCCCAGCTAATCCAGTGTAAGTGACAAGGTAGTATCCAGCATAACCCGCTGGAGCTGTAAATCTTCCATTGCCCGTGTTGTACAAACCACCATCATTATATAATACACTATTATACACTATAACATTCGGGCTGTATACCCGACCATTACTCTTACCCACCATTGCCACCGGTCGATTTGGGTATGATTGCGAACCGTACATTCTCACACTAGAAATAGTTCCCCACCCCATATCCCTTCCAATCGTGATACGATTAGGCGAACCTTCATAATGCATCAAACTCGCAACCCGAGTTCCACCATCATGAACAGCAATTTCGGTATTATTCGCACACTCTAGCAGTATCGCGGCCGTATTTGTATTCCAGCTACTACCACCACCGTAGTCTGAAGCTGTAGTCCCAAGAGTGAGAGTGCGCGAAGTCATGTATCCTTGAGCAACGGCATAGCTCCCCATATTTATCTTTCCAGTGGAGTTGATATCTCCATGCACATCTAATGTGTAACCCGGACTCGTCGTCCCGATACCGACTTTGTTGTCATTTATTACCATCATCTGATTCCCATCATAATCATTAAACAAAAAATCGGCTACTCCGGGTGATGATACCGCACTTCTAAATAACATACCCCAGTTTGAATCTGTGTAAATACAACCAGGTGTATATACGTTGTTCGCTGTACTAAGTATGAAACCATCGGATTTAGTCGGTCCGCCAACAACATCCAACTTTTGACTCGGACTCGTCGTCCCGATACCGACGTTTCCGTTTGGATTCCAAACCATCATATTATCCCTATCAACCGCACCAGCTGAGTTTTGATGTCTGATTTTTAGTAAATCGGTTGCTCCACTGTGAACGAATTGGAACCCATATTCACCAGATTCAGTCAATTTAAGACCAGATTCAGTTACTGGATTAGTCCCACCCGAACCAGATCTAACGCGTATAAACGCACTGTCAGAACTAGTAGCCGGCTTTATATCCAATACTTCTGTTGGTTCCGTAATCCCGATGCCGACCTTGCCAGAGTTGTTGATAGCTAAACGGGTATGACTTTCCAATTCACCTTCGGTGAGACCATACGGGTCAGCTCCACCCGTGGATATATCTGGAACGGCTATTCCGAGATATCCCTGTAAACCATAAAACCCACCACCACCTTTGTAATACACGGCACCCCCAACCATTCTCTGGTGTGTATCCCCCGCTGAATTTCCACTAAATCCTATAGCGGATACCTGATTTCCACTGGTTCCCGAATTACCGGTTACAAATATTTGAGGATTAAAGTGGTCAGTGTTACCCCCGGATGCAAAATAACTATTCGCAATATGTAATCCTGTATTCATAGGACTCGTCGTCCCGATACCGACGTTCCCCGTAGACCTGTAAATATCACTCCCACTTAAAGTGAAATAATTCGTTCCGTCAGCCCCTCTCGGAACTGTAAAATCGAAAACTGCTGCAGAAGAAGACCCGCTATTTGTAACGGATGCGTTCGTTCCAGATGCTCCAGTTGTCGTGGTACCTACCGCGACCGTTCCAGTGGGACCGATATCACCTTGAATACCTTGGTCACCTTTTGGAATCGTAAACTCGAGGTTCGCAGCTGTCGAAGTTCCTGTGTTCGTGACACTCGCAGATGACCCCGCGGCTCCAGTTGTAGTAGTACCTATCGCGACCGTTCCAGCGGGACCGATATCACCTTGAATACCTTGAATACCCTGAACACCTTGAATACCCTGGTCACCTTTTGGAACGGTAAACTCGAGGTTCGCAGCTGTCGAAGTTCCTGTGTTCGTGACACTCGCAGATGACCCCGCGGCTCCGGTTGTCGTGGTACCTATCGCGACCGTTCCAGCAGGACCTGTAGCACCTGTATCACCTCTCGGTATGGTAAAATCAAACGACGCAGCCGACGAAGACCCCGTGTTCGTGACACTCGCATTGGTTCCGGCAGCTCCAGTTGTCGTCGTACCGGCAGCGACAGTCGCGGCTGTTCCCGTATCACCCTGAATTCCCTGAATTCCCTGATCACCCTTCGGAACTGTAAAATCGAAAACCGCAGCGGTTGAAGATCCCGTATTAGTAACACTCGCGGATGATCCAGCGGCTCCGGTCGTCGTGGTTCCGACCGAAACAGTCGCGGCTGTTCCCGTTGCACCGACATCACCCCTTGGAATCACGAATTTAAACTCTGCGGCTGTGGGTGTTCCCTCGTTCGTGACAATAGCGTCCGTTCCGGGTAGACCCGTATCCGTACTGTGTACTGCGAGTGACCCGACGGGAGCGTTCACTAAAAGTGAACCATCCCCTTCGAACGATGTAGCTTTCACGCGTCCGGGTGTTGTGTTTATTTCGATTTGCGAACCTACACGTAAATCGGTATCCACGTACGCGTTACTGTTTACGTGTAAACCGGCGTCTGGGTCAGCCGTAACGAGACCTACTCGGTTATTCGTCGTATCAACGAATAAGTGCGACGACCCGACGAGTAAATTACTCGTGACATCAACCTTCCCTGTAAGAATGTGGTGGTTCATCTATAATTAGTAAACATCTTTTACGGGTGGGATACACACGTAAAAGGTGGAGCTCTCTCAACCGGGATCGAACCGATGACCTCGCGATTAACAGTCGCACGCTCTAACCAACTGAGCTATGAGAGACGGGGAAGGCTCCTTCCCATCTTATACTGGTGACTGTTCTTTAAGCCCGTTTAATCGTTTCATAGTGATGAGCGATATGGAAAATAGACCAGCTGATGTGTTTGCGACAATCATGGGAATGACCGTGTAATAAATCGAGTACACGAGACCGAGAATACTCGCGATGATGTTTATACCCAAGAATGCATAATTAAGTGCGTGTGTATCCTTTGTCCTGTATACGTGAACGATTTGGGGTACGAACATGATCGTGATTAAAATGGAACTCACGAGACCTATACCCTCGATAAAACTATCCATACTTATGGAAGGAGTGTTTCATTTCTCTAAGTTTCTACCTTTTGAATACGTCGTTTCATGTCGATGATATCGAGCTCGAATTTTGTCGATTTACGCTCGAGCGCTGTGATCTTTGACCGTAACTGACTGTTTTCGGTCATTAACGTGGCCACGAAGTGTGGGGTCTGGATCCCCTCCGTTTTACCCGTAGGTGTTTCCGGTTTTTCCGGCCACACGGGGTTCGCTGGATCCTCGGTAACTGAAGGAAGGTCACGTAAGGCTTTGCGGTACGCGAGCCATTCTTTATAGAGTGTATCCTCGATCTGGTAATCCGTCGAGAAAACCCAATCCACCTCGGCGAGCCGTCTGTTGCGTTCTTGGCGGAGTTCCTTAAATAATTCTATCTTTAGGTGACGCGGGAACGCTTCGTCGTACGCTTCCTTAGAAGGTTTTGTATATCCTTCTGGAAAAAGGATATTTTCATACGTATACGGTCTATTTATACTGAATCTAACTGGACTGTCCCGAATTAATTCTTTTACAGCAGAAGAAGCCGACATGGCTTCCATCATATCTCGCGTAAACTGCATTTATATATACCCACAAATTAAGCCACGTGATGCTGACGCCTTTCGGGAATGTCGGAAACCCATAAGAAAAACGCCGACCCGTGATACGTATTGTACTGCCATGCACCGTCACCACCAGTCCCATCGATGTATATTCGTATGTTCTGTGTTACACAATTCGTAATAGGGATGAGTGCGTCGGCACTCGTAGACATCCAACCGCTTTGAGTATAATTAAAATGTCTTTCATCGTGACTAATGTCTACGGTCGTCCCCGTTCGTCTTTGAATAAGAATATTACCACTTCCATTTGCTATACATTCCATGTGTACTTGATACATACCGTTCATAGGAGGTTGATAATACCCATCTGTGGCCGAGTTGGCAACAAACGAACCTGGGTAATTTGTATATACGTATTGATCGTAAACGATTGATTCGTCGAATACGTACGAGTTCGTATTTCTTTGACGCGCCGCATAATAAGGTACACTCGCGAGTAACCGACCGCCAACCCGTAAGTCTCCTCTCACATCCAACTGAGCTTCAGGGACTTTCCCGATACCGACGGCCGTGTCGCTGATGACCATGGACCGCCCGGTTCGGCCCAAGTTGTAGAGTTTCTTGACCTCCGAGGGTTCGAGGGCGACCGAGTAGATTTTGAAGTTGGAGATTTGGCCATCGAACCTAGCACTGGTCGCCCATAAAATTTTACCTATTAACAGAGTAGCCGTTGTTGGTAAAGCTAAGGTTGTTGACGTCGAATTGTTCCAACTCGCACTTGCAGAATAATCTACACCGTCAATGTAGAATTTTTGTGTGTTGGGGAATGTACCTCCCGTATCCCGTGTCGCTACTATGTGATACCATCTATCAGTGCTATAAGAAAAAGGTATCGTCATATCACCGCCATAAAACGTAAAAGTAAAACCGGATCCGGTGGTGTACACAGTAGAGCTCTTAAGTGTAAGATCCGTACCGACGGTTGTTTCATTACCCAACGAAAAAAACGTATTCTCACCCACGGTATCAACCTTTATCCAAACGGATACACTATGTGCGAAATCAGGTGTTACCTGAACCGTGGCTCGTATAAGATCATCCGTCCCATCAAAATTAAACGCCTTATCCGCTGCAGAGTAGGTCGCCCCAACCAGAGTCCCATGATTCCCCCGCCCCGAGATATCTGTGGGTGAGGAATTGACGGTGGTATCGAAATCCACCACCAACTTCTCGGGTCTCGGGGTTTCCGTATCCACGTCGTACCGCGAAACGCGGGGAACATCGAGGGATCTCGTGAGGCTCAACGAACCCTTATCGAGGGTCGTGGGACCGGGGGTGCCGAAGAGTTTCCATCTCGGTATTGAAACAAAAAATCTGGTAAAGTTACCAACCATATATACTTTTGTTATAACCATAGCATACATAGAGTAATACGTTTGTGAATTGACGTTAGTGTGTCCCCAACCAGTCCCCCCCGTTTCATTCGGTGGATTACCAAAACCTGAAACAGAATATATATGGTTCCACTCTGTGCCATTATTACTCGCCCAAATTTGAAAATTTTCTGGAAAGGTTTCAGTAGAATAATTACGAGTGCCTGTAACGAAACTAAACGAATTCAACTTAATTTTATACGGCATTTCGATTTTAATCCATGCTCCACCGGGTGTATTATCTGACAAATAATGTAACACCGAGGGATATCCATTGGAAGTATACCATTCATCATTACCCGATACCCAAATATCGAGATCATAATCACTCGTGTCACTAAAAGCACCCCATGGCTCAAAGGCGTCCGAATATTGACTACTCGCACTCGCCTTAAACACTCCATGTCCTTCAATATAAGTATCAAAGTCGGTCATCCCCCTAGGAGGATACTCTTGGATTCGCTCATCTCCCGCGAGTTCCAATTGCCCCGAGGGTTCGGTGACCCCCACGCCCAAGTGTCCCTTGTACAGGGTCACTTGGGACTTGGACCCCAAGAAATAGTCTTTTTGGTAGTCGTAGAGTTCCTTCACTTGGTCGGCGTTCAGGGCCTTGGAGTAGAGACGGAAGTTCGCGATGGAGCCGTCGTAAGAAGCTGTACCAGTGACAACACCAGCCGCGTCTATATAGTTTCCAAGAGCAACACGTGGATTCGAATCTAAACTCAAATCGTTATCAACGGTTATCTCATCTATGAATACACCATTTACGTAAAACTTATACCCCGATGTGCCTTCGTGAATGAGACTAATATGAGTCCATTCATTAAGTAGTGCTGTCGTCGGACTTGTTTTAGATGATAGTCCACCGGTAGTAAAAAATCTGTATTTACCAGTTGATGCATCTATTCTTAGTCCGGTAGATTTATTAGCTGAAGAGTACCCAAGCATAAATAAAGCATTCGACCCCGATGATACAGTATTCGTTTTACTCCATAAACTAATTGAAAAGGTTGCGTTTCCGTCGAGAGATGTAGATGTACCACTCGATACTATAGCGTCTCCTGATCCATCAAAAACGAAAGCTCCATTTGAAATCTGTGGGTCACCAGATACTGTGCCGTTATTTGTGTTGGGAGAAAGATCGGTCACAGTGCTCGGCATCGTCGTCAAGTCCTTCGCATCATAGTAGACGTCCAACTGGGTCCCCGTGGTCACCGGCACGTTGTACACGGACTTTAGGGTGGTGTCTAGGGAGCCACTGCCTTCTTCGTAGCCGTAGAAATATAACTGTCCAATAGCTGTGAAGTTTCGGTCATCGGAATTGCTTCCACCGACAGCATTCGTTCGAGTTACGACAATAGCATACTTATTATAGGCTGTCGTAGCATTTACATGTGTTGGTGTATAACCAAATGCTGAACCTGCGGAATGTCCCGTAACCGATTTTAACAAAACCCAGCTACTACCATCATATCCCCAAATTCCAAATTCTCTGGGGAATGCTTGTAATGCTACTTCATTAAGGTCCGTTTCCGATAAGTGTTGAAGCCTTGGTCGCATTTCGATTCGTTGAAGTTTTATAGATGTTGGTAATTCCAGGGAAACCCAGGCACCTACTGGTGTATTGGACGCGAGTTTCAGAGTTCCCGCATTTTGAACAGTCGTAAGTACGCTACCCACAACACCGTTATGTGCATCAACGGCCTCTTTCGCATACGAACCTGGGCTACCTATCAATCCACGCACCACCTAGTCGCCTCGTTGTTCGTACCCGTAAATTCCTCACCAAAAGCGGTCCAACCAGCGAATGCACCACTATACTGTCCACTCTGCGCGACAATGTATCCACCAACTCCAGGTGAAGTCATGGCGTTTACATCTAATTCCACCTCCGGATACTTCCGCAGGGGTCGATCGTGGGGTCCCGTGTATTCGGTCACCACGTTGGAGTCCACGAGAACTGAGGCAGGGTTCGTGTAGAATGTGTTCCCGGTGACAGTGAGGTTATTAGAGACGAGAAGGTTTTCCGTGACGGTGAGGTCATCCGAGATGACGGCATTCCCCGTGACAGTGAGGTTCGAGGAAACGGTGGCGTTCCCCGTGACGGTGAGGTCGCGCCCTACCGTGACATTCGCCGTCGTGACAAAAGCCGTGGTCGCGTTCGCGAATTGAAGTGTGTTCGATGTGACATTCCCCGTATCCGATACACGCTGGAGACCATGGGCTGGGTCGACCGTGATCCCACCGATATTTATTCCTTGGGCGTACACGTTACCCGTTCGGAGACGTAGGTGTGCGTCCTCGATATTTAGGTACGTGTTCTGACTATTGATCGACATCTAATATAGCGTAAGAAATGATTTACGTGTTATTAGGTGTGAAGTACAAATAGGTTCCCGGGTACTCAACCACAATGATATGTGCATCCCACGAACGCCGCTATGTGGACTGCATTGGCCTCATCTGTTTGAGTACCATCAGCTGTGAGATATCTCACCTTATAAGCCTTTTCTGTTTCTGTGGGATGATCCTCCCATTGGATTTGTCCATACTCGTCAAGTGTATTCTCTACCCGGTCAGTGACTCGGGTATGTGCGACAGCTCCGGGATAATCTGCTGCAACTTCTTGTTCTACAGATTGATAATAGACTTTGTTGTAGAGGGATTGAACATTTGATTCAAGAGCTAACCATTCTGTTGGTGTTTTTTCATCTGTAGTCGTTTGAGTAAATGTGAGTGTGTAAGTACTTTGGACATTTGCTTCAAGGTTTGAATACGTTGCATATGTCACTTCCGGTGGATCAATGAATACATTGTCCCAAGGTTCACTCTCTGTAACATTCGCTGTAGTCGTTAAAGTATATTTGGTATCATAGATCACATTACTTTCACCTTCTTCGGTTGTTATAATTTCATAAGGCACAGACTTCACGTGATGCACATCACCCAAGTAATAGGTCTCGACAACATTGGACCGAAGGATCTGTTGGACCGGTTGGGTCGCAGGGTTGAAATCACAATCCATAGTGATTTTGGCGACTGTGTAATTGTGGAGGATGTCGTCATCCTGTTTTTGACCGTAGCCGGCTACGTTGGATGTCGTAATGTAATCACCAGATTCGAGGGACCCGTTGGTATTCACGACCCAAATGGCACCTTCACCGACGGAGTTGATGTAGACACGGGTATCACCCTTTTCTTTATCGAAGGGGGTTACGAAACTACCATATGAATCACTTCTATTTTCAGGGTCTTCAGAGGCTGAGATGACACCGAAACACTTTTTGTCATTGGTTGTCGTGGACAAAGATACGACTGGAAGTGATTCGTTTGTGGTAATAGCATTCGAACCAGCCTCGATACCTCCACTCATTTTGATGTATTTATTCTGATCGGATGAGACGATGAGACCTTCTAGGTCACTCGCTTGAGAAAAGGGGACATCCTTGATGAAGGTTCTGTGTTGACCGGTGAAATTTTGAACTGTGTTAGAACCATTCCATCTAAAATAACCCCTCGCTGCACCATTATAACCGAATACGAAGTTATCGTCACTAGGTGAAGCAATACTTAAATCCCATAGGTCACTGGTACCATATTGTAAAAACCGCAATGCAATGCCTTGATTCCAAGTTCCAGATGCCTGATTAATTGTAAACATCCCGCGACTCATCCCCCCTGATACATCCAAAGCTGCCCTCGGAGCCTCCCCATCCCCGAGGCCGATGCCGACCCGAGTCTTCGAGAAGTTCACCACGTGGTTGCCCTCGTCGCACCGACCCATATCGTAGAGGGTCTTGACCTCTTCGGCTGTGAGGGCACAGTCGTAGAGTTTGAAGTTGGAGATGTCACAATTCATCTGTCCTTCAATCGGTTGACTTTGTGTTGCGAGAGTGAACTTTTCATTCGCATTAAGATTTAAAACAACGGGGGTTCCACTACTATTTACTACTGTAAGTTCAACACCATTTAGATATATCTTTCTATTAGCAATAGCGGTTCCACCGGAGTATGTGAAAGCGAGATGATACCACCTACCGAGAGTTGTCGCAAATGAAGCTTCTGTGTTTGCATCATAAAAATTGTATCTAAATTCACCACTACTAAAACGTCGCATCGAAATAGCTTTACCGGAAGATTGATCACCCAAATGGAAAAGTACATCGTATGAGTCTGCAGTATTTTGTTTGAACCACATACTCACGGAATGTAACCATTCTCCCACAGAATTGTGAATGGAACCTTCTACATAGTCACCCGACCCATCAAACCTTAACGCCTTCTCCGTAGCATCATAGTGTGCCCCACCGTAAAACACCCCATCATTCCCCCTCCCACTCGTGTCCCGCACAGCCCCCTCGAAGGTGGGGTTCGTCGAGGTATTGTATTCCACCACGAGCCGGTCCCGACGGGGTGTATCGTCCGCGTCGAGAGCCGGCCCAATTCGGGGAACAGTTAACGATTTCGTGAGGGTCAGTTGGCCATCGTGGAGGACGGATTGACCCTGCTCACGGGTGCCGAAGAGACGCCATTCGGATATATTCATCCTACTTAAGTTTGTTGATTGTGTATCAGTCTCTGCAGCACTTAATAATCTAGTAGCTACCAGTGCATATGATGAATAATATTTAGAAGCTTCTATTGTAAATTTTCGTTCAATGAACTGGTAATACAAAGCTTCTGTCCATTCATGGACTATCGTCCATACATCTTCATCACTATTTTTCCCTAAAAGGTAACCGTCACGGGGTGCTCGCCCATTATATTCGTCACTTCGTGTAAGTATGTTCATAGATTGAATTTTAGCCCTATATGGAAAATCAATTCGAACCCATGCCCCATATATTCCACCAATGGAGTTTGAACCTGTGTAATATCCCGGCGACCCCAAATCAAAGCTAGCACCCGATGTACGATAATAGCGAGTATCAGCTTGTGTGGTATCTTTATCGAATAAGTTTCCTAAACCGGTGCTACTAGACCATGCATCACTAGTATCTGGATCTCCGGAACTCACACAAAACTCCCCATGCCCTTCAAAATGGGTCTTGTACCCAGTCATAGCCCTAGGAGGAAATTCTTCCAAGTTGTGGGGTTCATCCGCCACCGCCAACCTTCCTTGAGGTTCGTCCGTGCCTATCCCGAGCCGACCTTTCTGTAAAGTCATCGAGGACTTGGCCCGACCGAACTCATCCTTTTGGGCATCCCAAATCTCGAGGGCTTGGTCCTCCCCCACGAACTTGTCGTAGACCCTAAAGTTCGCCACCTTATCGATGTTCCCACCACCGATCTGGATGGGGATCGAGGAGTTCTCTTCTGTGCCGTAGAGTTCCCATTCACCTATCGCAACATGATCGTATGTGTTATCCGTCACACCAGCGTGTATAACAATTGCGAAATATTTAAAAGCCACACTCGCATACGATCCCGTCATCGTGTTAGGATCTGGTTCTTGTAAAGTCGACGACGTTCCACTACGTGTTAATTCTTGGTGTACAAGAAACCAGTTTGTATCATCATTTGAACCCACTATACTGAATAATCGAACCTTTTGTAAAGGTACACCCGTTCGTTGTTTAAGAATTATAGAACTCAAAACTATTTTATGTGGTAATTGAATTTTCACCCATTCACCTGTATGTGTAGTTAATTCGCCCGTTGTCGAGCCTCCGTTGGCCGTCCAAGATGATAGCGACGATGTCGGGGTTCTCGTAGCTAGTCGATCACCAGTGGTTTGGTAATAACCCGCACTATGCCAGGAACCCTCGCCACTAACAGTAACACCATTAAAAGCATGTTGAGCGTCATATGCTGGGTTGGGTGCACCACTAGTGGTTGCTACATATCCACGCCTCCCTGGGCCACCTCTATCCGGGTAATTTGTGAGTGGAATGTGCGGATACTTCAAGACATTCGTGGGATCGGGAAGGCGGACCAGGTCATTCTCGCGGTGGCCGTAGAATTTGAATTCGTTGATGACAGCCCTATCATCACTACCTACGATAGCATGTATGACATATCTTAAATATTTGTAACCATTTGTAGTATTGACAGCAATAGTATTTTCCGATTGAGTTGGAAGGATGTGTTCGTCCTTGATAATGTGCCAACTGGTATTATCATTACTACCTAACAATGACACATTTTGAGGTTGACGATCGTTCGTATCTGCCCTTTGATAATAACTCGACACCACGAATTTAAACGGAAATTCGAGTTGTAACCATTGACCACGAGTGTGTGTGGTACCGTCTGTGAGAGTTATTTCTTCACCCGGGAAAGAACCTGTTGATGCAGCTAATCCAGGTTGCCCAGACGAAAATGCACCACCAGAGGTGTCGAATAAGGTGCTAGTATCATCATCAAAAGCTTTCCAAGCTTCCCGTGATATCGCAGTGTTATCATGACTCGAACTCACCACATACCCACCCTGTGAGTACCCCGTCATCGCGAAGGGTGGGTACTCCCCGAAGGTATCTTCGGCTTGGTCTTCGGCCACCTTACGTCCATCGAGGTAGGTTACTCGGGAGCCACCTTCACCTTGGTACGCGTAGGTCAGGTTGTGCCACGTGTTCGATTGGAGATCCAAGTTCACAGAATCCAACTTTTCTTGGTCCGAAATGGAAAAGACACACGTGTTCGAGACGTTCGCCTCCAAGTTCGAAGAATTGAACCACACGGAGACCGCGTGTGGGGCATCACCTCGAAGGAAGGTATTGGCTTCTACGGCGAGGTTAGATGTGAGCGTTCCGTTGAGGGTCCAGTACTTACCGGTGGAGTCATAGGTCGATTGGTTGCCCGAAGGATCGGGACCACCCGAAATCTGGTTCGTCCCTACCCCCGTCGCACCATCGACGAGGACTTGGACACCCGTCGTTTGTGGGTTATTGAAGCGGGACATGAAAGTCGTATCGACTGAATGGTCTCCTTGTGTAGCGAGCTCTTCATAGCCGTAGTATTCGATTTCTGATACCCATATAGACTGTTGTCCAGCTACACCTTCCGGTCTAGCGGACTTTACTAGAATTGTATAGCAATCAAATGCTGTATCAGCGTTTACATTTAGTACTGTGGGTGTGGTATCACCCAGCGCGGGTGTAGTTGTAGAAATGTCGGTTTCTGTATGAAGAAGTGTCCAACCCGTTAAAGAAGATAAACTTGAGTGCCCTAAAACTACCAAACTCTTAGGATATCTATAAAGGTTGTTTCCTATGTATAAATTGATATTTTTGACCTTTATTTTGTTAGGAAACTTGGTTTGTATCCACATACCTAGATGAGGGTCACCATTAGTATCTGTGAACGTATCTCCACGATTATTCGATGTATCGTACAAACCAGTGTTTCGATCAAAACCGAACTGAGTGTGCCACCCATTTCCATTCGCACCCACGATATCACCATTAAATGCCTGATGAGCTACACGAGAAGTTGTTTCACTAACAACCTTAACGGTAGTACCTGCCTGTAAGTAATATTGTTCATCGTATGTTGCGTCTGTGCTTGTTCTACTCGCATCAAACTTCCCACTCTCGAAAACAATCTCTGGATACTTCTTAAGCGTGCGCGACACCGCGCCTGTGAGGTCCCGAAATGTCCGTGATCACGTTGGAATTGTGCTGGAACCCTTTCGTTTGGATCCGTCCTGTGGTCGTGTCGATCATCGTGTTCGATGTCCCGACAAACGTAACCGCGTTCGCATACCGAATCTCGAGGTTATCCACCGTCTGTTCCAAAGACATATCTATTATGAAGGGAGGTTTTTTTAAACGAAAAAGTCCGGAGGACTTTGTTTGATACGAGTGGCTTCGCCACTCGGGGGTGTCTTTCTTGCAAAGTGGGACTCGGTCCACTTTGGAGGAAAAGGTCAACTGCTTAAGCAGTTGGAATAGACGGCCAAACGGGGTTCGTGGGGTCTTCAGTCACTGCGGGGAGATCCCTGAGAGCTTGGCGGTAATCAAACCAGGTCTGTTGTACCTCCAAATTAGAGTGAGGATAATCGAGGGTGGCGTACCGATCGGTCTGTTCGAGAAGGGTGTTCCGCTTGGTGCGGAGTTCCTTGAGGGGTTGGGCCGCTACATATTCATTCCATTTTTCAGTTAATTCTTCGAGGGTTGGTTTAGGGAGAGAGTTCTTCTCATCGTACCAAATTAAGGCTTCGTATGTATTACCATGTATAGTCCACTCTTGACCTCTATAATATTCGGATAAGATCAACGCTATATCCATTTACTTTTACTCTAGAATATTATTGACACACCTCTTTAACAGTTATGGAACTTGAGAGACAACCCGGTCCATACTGGTTATTATAATTATCATATGATCTATTTATCCACGCTGCATAGCCGGTATGCGCAACCCAAAATTGTACCTGGTATGTAATTGGATCCATTCCGTTTGCTGGATCTAAAATCTCCGTGCCGAGAAACTCAACAGTTTGTACTCCGAAATGACTTTGATAACTCGTAGCACGGGGTCTATTACCATTTGCATCTCCGAGACCTATATACGTAGTTGTGCCGTTTTGAGTTCGTTTTACTCTAAGAAACATGTGATAGTTTCCACCCATATTTATTTGATACGAAACCAAAATTTTACTGGTACCGAATTTAGGATGAATAGTCACACTGAGACCAGGTATATCACTCGCAGAAGTACCCGAAGTACTCGAATCATCTCTCTTTATAGATTGTTCAACCTGAACGATCGTCCCGGGAGCGTAAAAATCCCCCCTCACATCCAAAGCCGCCCTCGGCTCCGAAGTCCCAATCCCGAGTCTCCCCGCCTTGAGGGTCATGGACAGGTCCCCGTGCCCGAAATACTCCTTCTGGTAGGCGTAGAGTTGGTAGATCTCGTCGGAGGTCAGGGCCCGGTTGAAGAGGCGGAAGTTCGCGATGTGAGCCTTGAAATATGTAGATCGATCGTAAATCGGACATGTGCCTGTACCTATATATAAAGTGGTGTTGCACTCTATGTCCAGCTGCAGTGCTCGTCGATGTACCTATTATTTTCCATTTCCGTATAATGTCAATATCGTACCGCGTACCTCATTCGTATATCGATCAGTGTTCCATGTACCATAGTCTCTGATACCATAAACAAAAGTCATACTCGTGTCCATTACAATACGCTGAACTGTCATCGAACTACTTGGCTATAGTCCGATACCTGATCTGTAGTACTCCGTTGCCATCACCCATAGATATTTAGACGTCACCAGATGCTTCCTCAAATTACCCATCGGATACAGTATAAGTCCGATTTCCTGTACCCACTTGTAGGTATAGTTATGTAATCCCCCGTCCCATCAAACGTAAAGCCTCCGTCTGAGACTGTGTTCCAACCGACCGTCCCATTATTAGCAGTTCCCACGGGCTTTAGATCATTCACTGTGGTAGACCATCTGCCAAGTCCTTCGCATCATAGTAGACCTCCAACCAATCCGTGTTGGGAACGTTGGCCACGACTTTACGGTCACATCAGTCCCGTGAGCCTCGGGGTCGTATTCGGGGGTGCCGAAGAGTCTTATCTGTCCTATAGAAACGTGGCTAACTTGGGTAGTATTTTGAAAAACGTGTGTACTATTAACAACCAGTGCAAAATATTTATACGTTCGTGTCATTTCATTTATATTTTCGGTGTGCGCTCTACTATTAGCCTTATCCCCTGTCGTGAACGATTTAATGTTGGCCCAAGAAGAACCATTATTAGATCCATATAAAACACACCCTTCGGGAAATCCGTGATCAAACCCAGATGTATTATAAGTCGTTTCTGATCTAGACTCAATAACAAAATCATGTAAATATATTGATTCCGGTAATTGAATCTGAATCCATTCTCCTTGAACAGAACCAGTGTGATGTTCGACGGACCCAGTCTCGGCGCCTGTACTGACACTATAAGTACCGGGAATGGTTGATGCCCAGCCAGCCCCAGCCCCTTCTTGTCCCGTACCTTTAGGATTATTTTCGTCAAACGCTTCCCATGCATTATAACTCGAAAATTGACTACTTCTCGTTACGATATAACCTTCATATCCAGAACCCGTTTCTGCGGCACTCGTCAAAGCCACCCTCGGGTACTTAATAAGCTTCTTTGACCGGGGAAACTCCGTGACGACGTTGGAATTAAGTTTGATTGATGCTGTGTTTGAGGTGTGGAGCATGTTAATATCACCTTCGAGGCGGGTATTCCCCACCACATGTAAATTAGACGTAGGTCCACCGACACCCACACCGACCCCGAGACTTCCTGTGGTCGTGTCGATTACCGTATTTGATGAAGCCCCGACGAAGGTCACTTTATCGACACTTTTGAAATCGAGCGTGCCTTGGGGTGTAGCGATAGGCATCGTATCTACTATTTGGGGAGGTTTTTTTAAACTGGAAAAAGCCGTCGGACGGGACAAGTCCTCGGACTTGGAACTCTGGTTTCTTGCAAAGTGGGAGGCACTTTGGAGGAATTTTTTAAGCTTCGGTTTCGTCCCATGATTGGGTTTCTTCATTCCAATCATAAGAATTTTCGCTGTCTGGTCTAGATACGGGAGGTTGCCAATGACATTGGTCATCGAGGGTCCATGAAGGGTAGGGTTGAGGTGCGGAAAAGTTATCCCTGGCTGGATGGTACGTAAACCCGATCCCCGCAAAGTTTTTACCTTCCGTGTCGTAATAGGTCCTAAACCACGTTCCATCTAATTCGTACTCACACCAAAGTTTACTCTTCGCTCTGATGACTCGAAGAACTTCGTTGGTTTGAGGATTTATTTCTGCAAATTCAGGCATTCTATATGTTTAGTTGAGATATCTTATTATCACTATCCCCGAGCCACCGAGCCACCGTGACCATCATTAAAATATCCTCCACCACCTCCTCCCCCCCCTGTATTGGGTGTGTACCAGCGGTACCGTTGCCATTAGAACCAATACCACCTCTCCCACCACCACCATTTCCCCCATTCCCGTATATTACCCCCCCACCAGTTCCATCTCGGTTATCACCGCCACCACCACCACCCGCGTAATATGTAGATGTCCCCGAAATACTTGATTGTAGACCGACACCCCCGTTCTGGTTGGTCGCGGCCGCACCAGCTCCACCTCCACCTCCCGTTCTTCTGGGATTAGACACACCGTTTGCACCGTCATTACCCTGTCCAGTTGTACCACCCCCCGCTGTTCTACTATACGAGGCACCGCCACCTGACCCACCATTTGCTCCAGTAGTGCCTTCAGAACCACCCCCTCCGCCACCGGAACTGATAATACCGAGTGCAGACGAATCATTACCGTTACTAGCAGTGACATTATCCGCTAATGCACCAGCACCGCCACTACCGATTGTAATAGTGTACGAACCAGGTGTTACATTTGTCAGTGTTCCGGTGAGCATACCACCCGCACCTCCACCTCCACCTCGGTCAGCTCCCCCACCACCACCACCCGCGACCACCAAGTATTCAACTTCACCACCTGAAACAACCGTAAATGAACCACCAGTTGTAAATGTGTGAATCGTGTATCCATCTTCAGTCGTGATAGTACCACCCGTAGCACTAACACCCCCTAAAAATGACCATACCGTTCCATTATAGAATTCCAACTTTCCTACACCTGTATTAAACCGAATCATACCCGTAACACCCGTGGGTTGTTGTGCCGTCGTCCCACTCGGAACGACTATGGCCCCAGTTCCCGCGACATGTGAAGTTCCGCACCCGGGACGTCGTCGTCCCAATCCCCACCCTATCATTTACAGAATCGACAAAAAGGGTATCTGTGTCGACTGCGACGTTCCCACTCACAGTGAGTTCCCCACCAACCTCCACATTCGCAGTGGTCACGAGACCAGTAGTCGCATTCGAAAACTGAACCGTGTGGGGTGTGACGTTCCCGTTGGCTGTCGTATTCGCGAGCGTGTGTGTTGTGGCGACAACCTCGACGGTCCCGAGAGAGAGGGTCCCACCTACACTGAGGTTCGAGGAAGTTGTGACCCCCGTCGTGACGTTCGTGAAGTTTACTGTTCCACCGACATCCGACGCTGGAGGTGCAAACTCTATGGCACCCAGTTTCATCACATCAGTCATGACATTCCCTGAAACTTTTAGATGTGCGTTGTTGATATTGAGAACCGAGTTCTCATTCGTCACGTAGTACGACATATCTACTATTTGGGGAGGTTTTTTCTTGCAAAGTGGGAGGCACTTTGGAGGAAAGGTCAACTGCTACGCAGTTGGAGTAGACGGCCAAACGGGGTTCAATGGGTCTTCGGTCGTGGAAGGGAGATCGCGAAGAGCTTGTCTGTATGTACGCCATTCTTGTATTTTTTCGGGAGAAATGGGAGAATCATTACCCACACTCCAGTCACATTCATTTAGTTTCATATTTCTCAACTTTCGCAATTCTTCAAATGGAATCACACGATAACGTAAGTCGTTGTATTTTGTTTTAAATTCATCTAAAGATGGTTTCGGTACATCACCGAAAAGTTCTAGAGACTCGAACGTATAATCATGTTTAAATCCGATGACATGTCCTAAGATATCTTCGAGTGTTCGAGTAGTTAAAGTTGATTCGATTTCCATATATTATTACACAATAAATATATTACACTTACATCACTTCAAAAACCTCTATAAAACTTCTACCAGCCCATATATTTATACCAAAAGCATTAGTGGTCCCTGATTTACCCCCTTCCTCTACCTGAGCATAAATCGTTATGGTTTGACCTGCTGTGGTTTCAGGCAATGCATGTTTATCAAAGTGTACGCGACTCTGTCGCTGATATTCGTGAAACGAATTATCAATTCGTTGCCAGTCGTAAGTAGAATCAGAATAGTAATTGGTAGTACCTGAGTACACTTTAAGCCGTCCATAAATACCCCTATAAGATGTCGTACCGGTTGCACCCATTGCCTGAGCGAGACATAGATCTCCTATAATATATATTTCACTCCCTGAGTGTATTCTTGTATATGTTACTGACCATGGATTTTGATAACCTGTCGTTCCGCTACTGTAACTTACAGAGGTAGAACTTGTATATTTTTGGTATCCTATAAGTGTTCGTTGCACAGTCTTACCGTCACTCTTATACGATCCCACGACATTCAAGTCCCCAGTTAATATATCGACATTACCATTTGCATGTATTCGCATTTTTTCAGTTTGGTTTTCAATCATACCACCCGTGTAGAATGCGTGATAACCCACATTACAATATGCGTTATGGTCAGTCGCCCCAAATGGACTTCGTCTCAAAAATATTGAATGGTTAATATCAAGTCCGTAAAGGAAACCACCCTGCCCACCCTTTATTCCAAGCCCCTTGTCGTGCCAACTTGATGTGGTACTGTAATTCATATCACTTAGCGTCCCTTCCGTGTAATCGACTTGTAATTTCGCATTAGGGGCATTCGTCCCGATACCGACGTTGCCACCGGCGGGGTTTATTAAAATCTCCCGACCAGTAGTGCTATTATCCCATACATTTTGTATATAAAAACGTGGATTATCACCACTATCACCTGCAGTATCAGTGCTGAGATGTCCCATCAATAGCGTGTCAGCACTCGAACTGAAAGCGTTCACACGCACCGCTGCATTAGAACGCAGGGATGCCATATCAGATGCGTTAATATTGCCTTTCGAAGCTTTAATAGTCAACGGAGCTCCCGGACTCGTCGTCCCGATACCGACGTTGCCGTTTTGAAGTATGGTCATTTTAGAATCGGTAAGATCAACCTTGGTAGTGTTATCAGCAGTTCTCTCCAAACAGAAGTGAAGTCCGCCACTAGCACCACCACTGAAACTACCACCATCCGAAAAAATAGCCCTCTTAGCAGGTGCTGCGGCATCGAAAGGTGTTCTAAAATATACAGCAGCATTGGAATGTTCGGCACCGGCACTCACCGTCAATGAACCTTCTTCAGTTCCTGCGAAACTTCCATAACTAGGATTGGGATAATGAACATCTAGTAAATCTGTTGGTTCCGTCGTCCCCACCCCTACCCTAGAGTTGACAGTGTCCACGAAGAGGTTCGCCGTACCTACTTCAAGGTTCGAGGACACGTAGGCGTTCCCGACGACGTGGAGATTGGACGTGGGTCCATTGACATCGACTCCGACCCCAAAACTTGCGTTTACCGTATCGATGACAACATTCGAGTTCGCACCGACGAACGTAGCTTTGTTCGTATCCTGAAAGATCAGGTTACCGTTCGCGGCCATTTCTACTATTTGGGGAGGTTTTTTTAAACTGGGAAAAGCCAACGGCTTTTGTTTGATACGGGGAAGTCCTGTGGACTTCGATTGGAACGACAGACTTTAGAAACTCTGTTCAGTTTGTAAAGTTTGTTTTGAAGACGAACCGAGACCTTCGGTCTCGAATCGGATGATCAACCACAATGGTACGTACACCCGACGAAGGCTGCCTTGTACACATGATTAGCTTCATCTGTGATGACACCGTTCGCGTCGAGATACCGGATCTTATAAGCCTTTTCTGTAGCACCAGATGGGTCATCTTCCCATTGGATCTGTCCATGTTCGTCGAGGACGTTCACGAGTTCGTTGGCGGACCTCGAGTTGGTACCCTTCTTTGGGTTCTTTTTCCTTATCACTGAATACTCTTTGATAAGTTGTATCGTTTCGAATATATGTGTTACTTTCAGTTATCGTGTATCCCTCCTTTTTAACATGATTTTCATATTCTTCTTGTGATATTTCGGTACCACTCTCGATGATACGAACACGCCTTCCTAAGTTTTTGACACGTGTATATTCTTCTTCGGATATATCGTCATATGTATATTTTACCCAATAGTTTACATCTTGAAGTTCTTTCTTGATGATTTGGACCGGTTGGGTCGTAGGCTCAAAGTCACAATCCATAGTAATTTTGGCGACTGTATAGTTTGCGAGGAACTCACTGTCTTGCTTCTGACCGTAACCCGATATATTAGATGTGGTGATATAATCACCAGATTCAAGGGTACCATTAAGGTTTGTGACCCAAATACCACCTTCCCCGACGGAATTTATATGTGCACGGATATCCCCCTCTTGTTTTTTTAATACACTCACAAAAGACCCTTGAGAATATTCTCTATCATTCGTATCTTCACTTCCCGAAATGACACCAAAACAACACTTATCATATGCTACATTGGATATTGATACCAATGGAAGAGATTCGTTTATTTTAATCGCCTGAACACCTGTAACGATTTCTTCTTGTATGTCAAAATACTGGTTTTTATTTGCCGAAACAATAAGACCTTCCAAGTTTAAATATTCGGTATGGGGTACATTACTAACGAACGACCTATGCTGACCCGTGAAATCGATTTCAGCTGCTGTGGAATTTTGGGATATATATGCTTTCGTACTATCAAAATTAGCCCACGATTGACTGAAACGAAGTTGCGTTCCCGCACTATTATCAATTCCAATGGACCACCCGTGTTCAGCGGCGACATCAAATGACACGAATGGGTCACCACCCGATGAACCACCAGTTCGTAGAGATATGATGCTGTGAGTAATAGTGGGATCACTATTCGTTTCATTATACACTGTAACACCTGCAGCCCCAACTGGGCTTGCTGGATTTGAATATGAACTATGATCAGGTTTAATATGTAATTTCGCTGTAGGACTATTTTGATTGATACCGACGTTGCCGTTGTTTATTACCATCATATTGCTTCCAGCATAATCATTAAACACAAAGTCAGCAATAGCGGGAGATGATACCGCACTTCTAAATAACATACCCCAGTTTGGATCTGTATAAATACAACCAGGGTAATATATATTGTTCGATGTACCGAGTATGAAACCATCAGATTTAGTCGGTCCACCAACTACATCCAACTTCCGACTAGGACTCGTCGTCCCGATCCCGACGTTGCCCGTATCTGTAATACGTAATCTTTCTATAGTGTCATCGTAGTTTGCCGAATCGGGTGGAACTGTATAGAAGGCGATATCCGTCGATTGAATAAGATGTCGAAGACTGGCGCTGCTATAGGTCTGCTTATTTATGCCACATATTTTTGCTCCAATTTTATCTGTCAGTGCATCACGCCAGGTACTAAATAAAATCTGATTTCTTGAACGCTCTAATCCATATGTCGTTGTATTCGCAGCAGTTCCCTCATAGTCGACCGCTCCCATACGAAGGATTGCGTTTCCCACACCCACGTGTAACCTCGTTTTGGGATCCGTCGTCCCGATCCCGACGTCGCCCGCTTCTGTTAAGACAAGGTTTCCAGCACCAGATCTCAACGCTACACCATTGTATCCAGATAATATGGGAATATCTGCCGAATATTTGTGGGATTGGTTATTCCAGGCAAGATTATCAAATCCGAGACCACGCCACGGACTACCGGTGTTGTCGTCTGGAGATCCGTCACCCGAATTATCACCGATATTCGCCACCCAGATACGCTTACTGTATATACCTTCGTATTGCCCACTACCTCTCACGTCTAATGTTGCATCCGGTCTCGTCGTCCCGATACCGACGTTACCACCCTTAGGATTTAAGCACAGTTCATATACATCTACATCTGCTATACTCGGATTAACCCCAGCTGGGTCAGCGAGATTTTCATTTTTGTATGCCTGTATATTGAAACGTTGACCACTACCACTACCTTCCACCCACATCGCACCCAAACCAGCAGCGAAGTCGCCACCACGAATTGTTAAACCACCATCTGGGGACTGTGAACTACATAGTATCTGCATGCGTCCATGACTAGGATTCGTCGTCCCGATACCGACGTTGCCTCCTTTTTTAACGACTAAACCAGTTCCACTTGACATACTATCACCCCAGTTTCCTACGATTGTGTACCCGGTTCCACTTCCGTCTCCGTGAAAATATTTTACAATTCCAGCTTGATCGGTAGCTGCATTGGGACCTAAAATCATCTCCGATGCCACCGTCCCAACTCCATTATATACGTGCAGTCTTGCACCGGGACTCGTCGTCCCGATACCCAACCCTATCGTTCACAGAATCAATGACGAGAGTATCCGTGTCAAAGGTTGCCGCCCCAAAGGTTGTAGGTACGATATCCGCCGACCCGTCGAAGTTTACACCCCCAATAGATCTAGGGGTTGTGAGGGTTGCCGCCGACCCTGTAGTGTTTCGGTCGAGTGTCCCAGTGGTTATATTCGCCGCGTTTAGAGCCGTAAGCCCCGAACCGTTTCCGGATATGGTGCCATTCACATTGACACTCAAGGGTGTCGAGTCCATAGTGATATCCGTATCCGATGCGTTACTTTGTGTGTACCCAATTTCGAGTGTATCTGTCGATTCATCGAAAATCATGGCAACGTTACTGGACCCCGAGGGGCGTGTCATAACGAGACCGAG